CTGATAACTTTCTACCCTTTTGCCAACTGCTCATTTTTTTACGGGTTTCTTCATTAGGATGTTGTCCTAGTCTTGATTTACTTCCTAATCGAAATCTTGGTCTGTCGGGATTTTCCGCGAGCTGTTTTTTAAGCGTTTCGCTCATTTTCTTTCTTGTTTCTTCTGAACATGGGGGTCTATTTCTTCTGGCGATTGACATTTTTTTCTTTGTTTCTTCAGATGCTTTGCTTCCAAGAGAAGATTCAGCAGTCGGGTTTATGTTATATTCTGGTCGAAATTTATCAATACATATTTGTTCATAAAATATATTGTTTTGTTTGTCGCAAAATAAAAGTACACGAAATATAAAAACATTCTCTCCATATTTATTCCATGAATTCTGTAGATATCTACTATGATGGGCGTTCTTTTTGAGTAAACTTTTGTGGTTATGCCATCTATGATCAATTCTGCATGCACTACCTATATATTTTTTATTATTTATTGAATTTCTGATTTCATAAATTCCGGTGTTCATTCTTTCCTATTAAATAGAACCAGCTCATCAGTTATACCGACTTTTGGCAAAGATCGAGCGCCTGATGAGCTGGTGCCATTTCGGTATAAAAAACGCGCGATCTTTGCCATAATCCAATTATACCATAGACGTTCGATAATATCCTAATTGATGCTCATACCAGTTCCAGATCTTCAACGGAATTTATAAAATCGAACAGTGGTAAATTTTCCTGATCTATAAAATGGGAACGAGCAACTTTTTTCTGTTTGTGAATCCGGACCAAGATTGATAATGCTCTCCGGCGTTCTTCGTCAGCGTATTGCGTTAATTCTGAAAATGATTCTGCGATCCAGTAACCGGCATTTCCAGATGTGGAAAGGATCATCGCTCCTTGTTTCGTTTGATTCCGTAAATATTCTATTGCCAGACGTACATCGCGATCACTAATGCCGATGAATTCCATTTCCAATTCGCCAGCAACTTCTATGCGTAGCGCATTTCTGGTAATTCTGTGATTTTTTCCGATGTGAGCTTTTAGCAGCCGATAAACGGCTACAACGATTGATCTATCCCTTTCGGTACACGGATAATTCTTTTTCATTTTTCTCCTCAAATTTGAACAGATCGCTAAACTTTAATTGCATTATTTCTTCCGCCGGCATCAGTGCCAGCAAGATTGCAGTCAGGACGTCCAACGAAATATTGGTCGCTCTACCCAACATCATATTTCTCATGGTTGGATAAGATACTCCCGATTTTCTGTGTAGCCGGTACAGGTTTGTTTCTTGCGTTGATTTTTGGAGTAACGCTTCTCCGTTGATTTTTATAGTTAGTCTTTTTTCCATGTGACCATTATACATCATAAAAGTATATTTGACAATTACAAATAAATTGGTATAATGTTTACACGCATAAAAAACTGGAGGATGAAATGGAACAAAAAGAACTAAACAAAATACTTGAAAAACATTTAAAATGGTTACGAGATGAAAAGGGCGGGGAAAGATATGTTTGTGAATTTTGTGCCGACCTGACCGGTGCCGACCTGACCGGTGCCAACCTGGATTTTTCCTGCTGGCCGCTCTGGTGTGGCAGCAAAAATGTTAAAGTTGATGCCAGAATTGCTGCACAATTAGCCGCTCATTTTTGTGTACTGGATTGTGATGATCCGGCATATAAAGCAGCTAGAAAAGCAATCCTGAAATTTGCCAAAACCAGTCATAGGGCTGATTACCTCGGATTGCTGGAAATGGAGAAACAAAAATGATCGCCGAAACAAAACGAATGGTAGCATTATTACCGATCAACCCGAAACACTGCCCGAAATGCGGGGGCGGATTGGTCGAGGATGATTTCCCGATCGCAGTTTTTGAGGACTGCGGAATGTGGCATGATGCAGTAACGCACTACTCATGCCCGATCTGTGAGGTGGAATGGAAACCGGAGCAAATACCAGATCATCCGCTGTACGAACCAGAACATGGTTTGGAGGATGATAAATGAACCTATTAGATAAAGTTAGAAAAATTGCCTCTATTAAAAAAATAGATATGAACGAGGATGAAAAAAATGCAAAAACAATATCATACTCGATTTGCATTTGTCAACATTTACTGGATGCAATGGATGAGATAGAAAATAAAGTAAATGAAGTTCCGAACAGCGAATACGGAGAGTATGAAGAAGGTCTGGAAGACGCTCTCTCCATCCTCCGTGAACATTTGGAAGGAGAAGCCCCCCATGACCAATAAATCTATTTTAGGTTGGGGGGATAACAAAACCATTGCAGAGCAAGCATTTTATTATCATGATGGATGGCACACAAGAAGCGAACGTCATTACAGAAAAAATGATCCGCAGTTAATCGCCTGGGCATATCCCCCGAAAGGATGGAAGGAATGACAACTAAACCAATTCCAGAAATGACCGATCAAGAAATTGATAATGCTTTGGCAGAGATGATGGGGTGGGATCACTCAATGGGCGCATACTGGGAACTTTGCGGTGAAACTGATGCTGACGAACTTGTATACCTAGAGCGAGATTGGCATCCCCATGATGATCTTAACCAGGTCTGGCAGTGTGAGGAAAAATTGTTGGAAATCACTACCGAACGTATATACGAGGATGCCATCAATTTTGTTTTGATAGTGGAATTTGGGTATGGGAAATATAGTGCAATTCACGCCCCGGCTCGACAACGTTGTATCGCCATGCTGATGGCTATAAAGGACGAAAGTTGATAGAAATAAGGTGGTCATGGGTAAATCATACCTCGAACAAATGTTGCTCCAACAAATAGAGTGGAGCGGATTACAGCTCCCGGAAGTAGAATATCAAGCCATTCCCTCTCGTCGCTTCCGTTGGGACGGCGCTTATCCAGAGATAAAACTTCTCTACGAAATTGAAGGCGGAATCTGGGCTGGTAGTAACGGAAAACAGAGCGGGCATACATCCGGTGTGGGGTTGTCCCGCGATTACGAAAAGAATAATTTAGCAGTTATCAATGGTTGGCGTGTACTTTATTTCACTGCGGAGATGATCCGTAACGGCGAGGCTGTATCCATGTTAGAAAAAGAATTGGAGGAGAAAACGAAATGAAAAAGAAACTTATAGAAATTTTACTGGATATTTTGATCATCTTAGTCGCCGTGGTCGTCATATATCTCATAATCATCACGGTAGCCAATACCGGGAAATGGGGAATTTAGCCTTGCATAAAGTCGCTATTGGATGCCTGATAATTTTCGGCTATATTTTCGTAATCTCTTGCCTAATAATAATTCTTGAAATTATTTACGCAATATTTTTATAGGAGCAAAATGTCGCACATCTCAAACGTAAAACGACTCTACATCGGGTACCGGAACGCCAAGCGAGCCAAGAAAACACCGGGGAGTATCATGTCATTCACCCAATGGAAAAAACATCAAATTGAATTGATTCACAAAAGAGAACTAAAGGAATCTGAAAAGCCAAATGAAAATGATACCCCTTGATTTTTTAGGGCATCATTGTATAATTATTTAGGACGCATAACTTCATGCGTTTCATTTCTCCTCAACAAGAGACCCCATCTACGCATGGGGTCTCTTTAGTTCTACCGGTTGCCGTTCAGCTCATCAATCATCTTTTTGGCATCATTACGTGCTTCTTTTCGGGTAAGCCTGGGGATCCCAGATTCTTGTTTTTTTCCATCTTCCCATTCGAGATAACCCATGTAACGGATTAATTCGTGTTCCCACACTCTCCTGACCTTAGTTAAAATTCTCTGTTTCATTTTTTCTCCTTTCGTGGTCTACCGCCGAGTTTCCCATTTTCCCGGGAAGCGGATGCTTTGCGCTCCGATTTCACCGAGCCGCCGAGGCGACCGAGAGCTACTGCAATCGCGTTTGGTTTATCGGGCATGGTCAATTTCCATGTCCCATCCGGCTGTTTTTCCAGACCGCCGATTCCATTAATCCAGATTGCGTCATTGTCGATCAGCTCTGCACCGGTGGATACCTGACCATTGCGATATGCGGTCTGTGCGATGATAACGACCTGTATTAATTGACCTACCGTTAGATCGTTAAGCAATCCGGCCGACTCCAGCGCATCCAGGTGTGGGGTGATCGCTGATGGTACATAATTTTTTTCTCTTAACGCGTTAACGACTCGCTGATATTTTGATGGCTCTGCATACTCTGCCTGAATCGGATTGTTTTCACAATCCAGTCCATAGTTTGTGAGGTTGCAACTTGAGCAACTCTCGCAGAGATTAGTACAATAATTTGGTTTCATTTTCTATTTCTCCTTTTTCAATTCCATATTTTTTATTTCACATCCCTTGCGCCACGCCTGCAAATATGCACTATACCCAATTCTATTTTCACAATACAGGCGGATTGCAGTTCGTTGATCATTTTTATAACCGCATACTTTTATACGCTCTAATGTAATTTCTCTTTTATTCATTTCGTTTTTTTCTCCTGGTGTATATCCCCGCCAGGAGGGAGTTAGATTTACTGTAAATTATCTCTCGCATCCTCAACGAGTTTTTCCACCTCGTCCAGTAGAGCATTTTTATAGTCGTTCCACTGCTCATCGGTTACCTGTATGAGTTGTGATCTCTCTCCGGTATCCAGGTTATCGCCGGTTAAGTTTGGTCGCCATGACTCATCCAGATACCGTCCTGCGGACTGGCGGTCAAAATCTACTCCGCCTAGCTCGTCCACTGCATCCCCAGCCTGTTGACGGATGATGTTGTAGTACTCAACTGGTGCCTGCTCCTCAATTTTTCCGTGCGCTGTGTAAAAAAGTGTAATCATTTCATCTCCTGTTTTTTTATTGGATTATACCCAATGTATCCAACGCGCCACTGCCCTCTAGGTGTATAGCGATATTGCACTACCGCTATTTTATACGTAATCACATGCCGATAGGCTTTTCCCAGACCTGTCCATGTTTCAATTATGGTTTGGTCTGGGTACTGGGGTTGCGTGAGGTCGGGTTTGAGCTGGTAAAAATGGTGAGACCACGTTGCGATAGCTTGTTCGGCTGTTAGCTCATTTGTGTGCATAATATTGGCCGCGTTCATTTCATCTCCTTTTTGGCTTTATCTCATCAGTACCCAGGTTGCCGTCCTGTGTAGACTCCCCGGTCATGGGGAGTTTCGACGTTAATTTGACTCGCAATCTCCGTAGCAGTAGGTTCCACATTTTGGGCAGAGACCATTTTTGATCTCTGCATCATGTTTTTCGCAATCTTTTGCGTATGCTTCATCAGCATGTTTTTCTTTTAATTCTCGTTCTGCATCCTGTAGAGCTGATAATTCGTCCCAAAAAGCGCAAGCAGCGTTTTTGATGGATTGATCGGTAATGGGCTCTCCGTGTCGCTCGCCACACCACATCATCTGATAGATCATCTTGCCGGTTGGCTTGTAAGTTAAGTAATCTGGCATAAATGTTGACCAACTAAAAAGGTCATTTTCTGCTTTTGTAAAATTGACTTTGTAATCTGTGGTTATCATTTCTTTTCTCCTGTTTTTGTTGTCTTGATTAGTTATAGTATAACCTATACGGTTGGGATTGTCAAGTATTCTATATGACTTTAGTCACTAATATTGTGTGATGTTCATCGGATTAAATAAAAAGAGAGCGCCGAAACGCTCTCTAATTTCTTGCTACAGTTGTTATTTTCTTCCGACCGCGCTCTTGACGGCATCATAGACACCGGTTGCCACAAATCCGAGGAATAATCCAGTCACTGCGAAATTCAAATAATCAACAATCCCGCCTTCCGGAATGGCAAATAAAAATCCCAGAAGAAAGGCTGCTACGGTCAGCATCCACGGCTTACGCCACCCAAATGCTTCAGTGGCTTTCTTAATGTAGGACATGGTTGCCACCAAAAGAACGGCAATGGGAAGATTTGCCTCTACAAAAGCGATCCCGACAAGAATCAAATTGAATAACATATTTTTTACCTCCATAGATTTATTATACAACTTATTTTAGTCAAACCAATTTTATCATCTTTATTCCCTTTCTCGATCATCGTCATACGTTTTTCCATTGTAGAGATCATTTCCAGTATTAATCGGTTCCGCTCCTTGAAAATATTTTAGATTTATGGATTGACCGGAACCATTTAGGCTTAGATAAAATTTTATCCATCCACCATAACCACCATGAATTATGTCAACTCCGGTTTCTTTATTTAGATCATAAATAAGTCTATCAGTAAGATTGATGTTGGCATTTTTTAATGTCGCCATTTCGTGATTACCGTCAGAAATTATATCGATCAAACTTGCGTAGGGACGGAAGAATTTCGTACAGTCTTGAACCACAAGATCATAGTAATTGGAGTGTCTGTACTCCGGTCTCAATTCATCCATGTTCCGACGCGGGTCAAACCTTCCCTGCATGGCATCAAAAAAATCGCCAAAGATACAAACTCTGGCATTTCTTTTTTTTGCTTCTTCGAGATGTTGCTTTTCAAGGTCGCGATTGCAGTAGATACTATCATGATGATTGTCGCTCATCAGTAAGAACCACTGTTCCCAACCTGCTTTTATTTCGTTGATACGGATACTTGTTACTGCACCATCCACAGTTTTTATATATTGATTTTTCTGTTTTTTATCCAATAGTTACTCTATCTATTAAATTAGTTTTATCAAATTAATGACGATTAAAATAACATTACTCAAAACCAACAAAATCAGATCCCAGCGTTTTTCGTGGGAGATCAATTCCTTTTTATCTTTCTGTTCTTTAATTGATTGATTGCTCTTCAGCAACGCTGTTACCCCATTTTCCAAAATGACAACTCGATCATCTAATCCAGGTGATCCATTCCCGTAAACGCTTTTCATAATTTTTTCAATATCTCTTTTCATTGGCCCCAGATAGGCAACCTCCCTTACGATCATGTCGATCCGCGCATTCAGGTCAGATTCTTTGGTCATAACGTTTTTACCCATGCCAAATCCTTTCGATGTTTTTAGACGCAGACACAAATTCTATATTCTCCAAAGTGGTATCAGAATTGGTTACAACGCATTCTAAGGCATCGTGGTGCGTTTTTAACTCAATTATTGAGGTATTTGTCATGTTTACCTTGTAATGTTTTCTAACCACTGTCGATTTTTTCGCGAGAGTGCAAAGATATTTTTCTTGATCCGGTTCTCTGCAATCTGTTCCACCTGGTAGGGGACGGTTCCATCGTTTTTATCTATCATCGCATAAAAATCGCTATCGGATCCCAGCCAGTAATTGCCGTCCATAGCCGGACAGCCAGGGATTTTAATTTTGTCCGTGAACTGCCACATGATGATATTGGGTTTGATGGTAGTCGTCCAACGCGTCATTTTTGTGTTGTACTGCGCCAGCCAAAATTTATAATCTGCCCCAAAAGCTGGATCACCGGCATAATATGACCACCAGGATGCAGTTGTATAAATGATGGGCTGCCGACCTGATATTTTTTCCATCCCTTCGAGCATGACAAATACCTGATTCGCTATTTTCTTCGCCGTTTCTGTATCGTAATCCCAGCGAAACATGCCATCCTGTGTCTCGCAGTCCAAAATGGGGGGAAAATCGTGCGGTTGGCTCTCCCAGAGTCGTTGCCAGTGCCGGAGCTGTTTTGAGTTTCCAACTTTTGGATGATAAAAATAATAGCTCCCGTGAGGTAGTTGTGCCTCACCCAGAGCCGTCATGTTGGCAGTATACCGATCATCGTCATACTCTGCGCCTTTGTACCACTCACCACATTTTACGAGCGCAAAAGATACACCGTTGGCGATCAATTTATATGGATCAACGCCTTTTTGCCAATGACTGTAATCTACTCCTAAAATAGCCATTTATTTTCCTTTCCAGGTATCCTAATCAAAATATTTTTTTCCCGCAGTGCGGACAATAGATATGATGAATAACGTGCTGAGAATTTCCATTAGTGAGTGTCATTTCATTCTCTCCTTGATGATCCGATTGATCTTATCCTCGTTGAAAAAGATTTTTACATCCTAATATCATTTCACCATTATGCCTCATAAATTAAAGTAAATGTCGCCCGTTTTCCGCCACTATTCGTCCATGCTCCTGTTCCCATATCTTTATACAGATAAAGTGTGGATTCATTCGCAAGGATTGCAACTCTTCCAGCAGTCGTCAAAACAGTTCCATTGTCTGTAATACTGCCCATTGGTTGGTTCCATACAAAATTTGCGATATTTACCGCAGGAACAGGAGCTGGAATGGTAAAAGTTGTAGCATTGCTTGTCCCATTATTCGGCTGTCTAACCATCACAGTAACAACATTTCCGGTCATATAAAATCTATAAATTCCGTTTGCCGGAACAGAAGAAAATCCTGTAGGTGTCGGAGCCCAATTAAAACAAACCGGAAATCCGACAGGGCTAGTTGCTTTACTGTAATAATTATCAGTTATGGCTGTTGGGGTTGCTACTGTGTAGTCAGAGCCGGCGGTAACTGTGAGAAGCGTATCTGCAACTGCAATAATATAAAAATATTTATACCCAGCTCCTTGTTTGAATCTGATCTTATCGCCTACGGAATAAATTAATGCCGCTCCTGATGGAACCGTGATGGTCGTAGCACTGGCATAAGTCCATGTGCTCATAACGAGATTCCAACCAAGCCGTTCATCTGCGAGAAACTCTTCTTTTGTAAATTGTTGTGTTTCTCCCGTGCCTGGCTGAGAAACATTAGTTACCGCTACCAGGTCATTACCTGCTATCGCCTCGCTTGCGACCGGAAGTTCTGAAATTCTATCGCTCATTTTTTATCCTATTCTTATCACTTCTAGATATGCGTCATAATTTATTCCATGTTCTCATAAACCGCCATTAATTCATTAATTCTTTCCCAATTATAAAAACTATGAAATTCTTCTGGCATATTTTCTTTTTTTCCATCCGAAAGTTGCAGAATATAGGCATACAACTCCGTATACCCGCCCCAGCCATTCCAAAAACCCGGGCCAAAAATATTAGTTCCCTGAAATCTCTTCCATCCGACACCATAGAAAAATTCTATATCGGAAGAAATCGGGTTTCTTGTTTCTGGATAGTAATAAACCATTATCCGATAATAATCTACTGTTTTCTGCCAAACATCGGTTTTACTGATCCAGTCTAATTCATCGTCTGTTTTGTGTCCTATTTCATGGATACACGATGAGTGATCGCTACAATAAATTTTCCCAGTTAGTGATCGGTAAAATCCGAGACTATTCCTAGCTTCGTATTCGTCAGCAATAACAAAACACAGAACGATACTGATCAAAATTGAAATCGAGATGATTATGCGTTTAGTTTTTCTTTTCATGGTTTCTTCCTCTCTATACTAAATAATACCATAAAGAGAGGCCATAATTATTCGGCAAAACCTAATACAAAACCAAATATTTGAGAAATATTAAGTGTATCTCCGCTTGTCACTTGATACTGAAGTTTGCATGTTTTTACTCCTACCGTTACACCAGTCTTTAATCCAAGTACTGTTTGTGTATTAGATATCAGAGCATCATTAAAGCCGGAGCTTCCTTCTTTTTGTGCAGTTGTATCTAACATCCATCTAATATATCCAGTTCCAACAGAAGTCATAGACGGAACACAAACAGCAACAGCAAATAAAGTTACTGTTTCTGGGATGGTTATATTGACAGTTGCGGAAGCGATGTCTGCCCATGATGTTGATACTAATCCACTGGCATTGGAAGGAGAAAAATAACCATAGCAAGATAACCCCTTACTATTTGACCATAATGGAGCAGTAGCACCAGGATTTACCGTTAGCACCTGACCAGCAGTTCCAATTGGCAATCTAGCTTTTCCGGTCGCTCCCGTGTAGTAATCCATATCGCCGGCGGTAGTGCCAACCCAAATAGCATTACCGTTGTCCCTGATCTGCTGATTCATCATGGAGACGGTCACGAGCTCGCCGTATATCCAGGTGCGAGGTGAAGTCCAACTCATTTTATCCCTCCCGCAGCATTTTCAATAATTAAATTTGTTATCGGTTCTCCGATAAGCCAATTTCGATTACGAGGAAATTCACGTTTTATAAGTTCCGTCTCAATTTCCTTGTAATTTTCCGGAAATACAACTGGTCTCGATCGATTATTATTTTTCAGATTGAGACAGGTCAAACAAAAAAAACCTCCGCCTGGATTTACAGCAGCAGCGGAACCGCAGTAATCGCAGTGAGCGATCCACCTGCTGTGGTTCAAAACTGCGTAAACAGGTTTTCCGATGGGTTTCTTTTTTACCGTTTCAATTAATCCAGTGTATTCGAGCGCGATTAATTGTTTGATTATCATATCCATGTAAACCGCATTTGCGCCCAAACGATCCCGCGCGAGATCATCGGCGTACTCGATTTTGTTTCGATAAGCGTATCTTGTTTTCATGTTTCCCTTTCTAAACTCCAACCCACGTTGTAATTTCAAGCTCTGATTTTCCAACAACTTCCAGCTCCCAAAAAACGTACGAATCATAAAACGCAGGACACAAAATATAGCTGAAATGAATGATTCCGCCTTCAGTGATGTTAAATTCTTTTCCATTGATAAAATAAGCGGCGTCAATGGCAGCGCGAGTATTTTTTATCCACACTTTATCGCCCACCTGCAAAGCAATAAATGCCATCATTAAAAATTCACTGCGGTTTGCTACAAAGCTGGCTTTTTCCGCCAGAGTATCTTTTTGTTTGAATTTACTCAACCAGATCGGAGCGATAATGTCAGCCTCAATCGGATTATCTCGATATTTCATGTCTAGCGTGAGCAAACGTTCCCCGTCTGTGGCAATTAATGCACTGTCTTCGACCGTAGATTCTGTTTTGTCATAAAGGTAAACGCCTTTTCCGCGCGCCTGTAAAATAAATACCCAACCACTGGCGGTCGGAGTGAACGTGTATTCAATTCCCTCGGCTCCCAGAATATAACTAAATCCGGCGCTGGTTGTTAAATCTGCCCCGCTTCCGTCTTCATTTGCTGTGAATTTATAATCAGTTCCAGCCACAGGTACGGTCAATTCCGCACAGGTGATATTTGTAGCCAGATTTTCAGGATCGCGAAAATTGGCTTTGATTATTTTTGTTTCTCCGGCTGCAATAAAAAATGGTTTTGGATTGGAGTATAAAACGGTCGTTGCAGCAGCATCAACGCGCCTAGGTGTAATAATCGCCCGCACTTTGTTGTAATAATTTCTGGCATGACTGGTTTCTATCACACTCATAGAATCGTCAAAAATTGCGTCTTCTTGTGTGGCTGCGATGTCAATAAGTATTTCTTCCCCATTTTCCTGCAAAATAGGTTCTCCGTTTTCCTGCAATAAAAATGATTCTGTTAGATCAATGTTAGATATTTGAGCCAATGAGATTTCGTTGCTTCTAGTTAGTTCTCCATCACACGCCAATAATTCGTCAGATATTGGAGTATCTAACATGCTAGATTTATATTCAGGTTTTGTATATACATAGCCAAATTCAGAGATAGCTAATTTATTTAATTCAGTGATGGCTACAGTTTTAGGTCGTACCGTGTCAAAAACTGTTGCGAATGTGTTTTCTCCATCATTGTATTCCGTACCAAGCGGAGCCACAGGATTATTGGCGATGATAAGTGCCATGATTTCCGGCATATTTTTATTTTCGGTGAATGGTGGTAGGTACATTTCGTGATTAGATAAAATTTCCATATAATCGCGCACTTCGACCAGTACACGACCGGTAAAAATTCCAGTAGTTAATTGGATCCCATCCGCAGGGATATGACCATACATGATGGTTTGAGGGGGAAGAAAAGCATATTTTAATCGTAGCCGGACCGCAATTCCAGCCTGGAATCCTGCAACGCAATTTACATTTCCCGGTGTGTAGTAATTATTTATTCCAGCGGTACAGCTTTCGTCATTCCGCAGGGTGAAATTAAAAGTTCCTGGTTCTGCTACTCTGGTGGTTGGCGCGTTATCCATCATACCCTGTTTGCCAGATATTCCGGGAGCCTGCAGAACGTCATGCGTAACATCCGTCCAAACTCCAGGCGATAATTCCAGCTCAATAATGATCGTGCTGTATACACTCATGGGATCGCCTGTATCGCATCTCTGACTGCCAGAGCTATTTCACGAGCTGTAGCCGGTTTTTGGCTAGCTATCAATGCCATTAATGCACGCGTGTTATCATCAGTTTCCCCTTTGGGAGTAACTTTCACATTTTCGCCAGGGGTCAGCCCAATAGTATACGGACGGTCTCCAGTGCCAGAACCAGGCACTGTAAACTCTCCACCCGCAGCATACCCATGCGTGATTTTCCACGCCTCTCCACCAGGTTCTGTGGTTTCTGGCAAACGTACAGTTTGTAGGTACGTGTTGACATACATACTGGCGGTAGTGCCGTCAAATTCAATGGTTTTATCCCGTGCTATTTCTGCCGCCTCGGCATATTCCTCGAAATTAATATCCCCATCATCAAGTTGTTTATTTAAGTCGGACAAAATCAAAGCTAGGTCGTAGGATGGTTGATCGAGCAATCCAAGGGATTTTGCTAAAATCAAAGCCTGCTCTGAATCTAGTCCAGCAGCCAATGACTCGTAAATTAGCATTGACATTGCACGCTGTGTAGCCCCCTCTAACTCCTCCTGCGCTTTTTTGTTGTCGGCAAGTTTTCCTGTTAAATCCGCCACCTGCGTAGAATTATTGCCGTATTGAGCAGCAGCCAATTCCAGTTGTGCAGTTAAGTCAGCTTCTTCCTCTTTGAGATCTGCAAGATCTTCTCTGTAATTAACCATGATCTCGGTCGGTTTGCCGGCTATACCAGCAGCGACTTCGCTCATTTTTTGAGCAAGTATGTCCTGTGCTTCAGCCTGGTCGTAGACTGCGGATGTGGTATCCCCTAACTCTGTTTTTAGATCAATTTCAGCCTGGATTTGTTCACGAGCCTGTTCTTCAAATTTACTGTCCCCAAACAAACGTTGTGCAGTAGTCAATTTCCCCTGTGCGGCAGCCGCGTTCATTAATTCTTTGGTGCGCATGCTTATCAGCCAATTCATTTTGGCTGTACTGACCACACTGGATACCGTTATCCCAGCCAGTAATTTCTGCTGCTGTATTTCATCCCCCAACATATCAGATAAAATTTCGTGAGCACGGGCTTGCTTAAGCACTTCATCAGTTAAAATTAATCCATCTTCGATACTGGCATTGACCTGATCAATTCCTTCCGACCCCAGCTCCATCATTTTTCCCATGTCAGCGCCGGAGCGACCAAAAGTTTCTAACAGGAATTGAGTGCGCTTTACACCTGGCTCTAATGCCAAATATTGATCGGATAAACTTTTTAGACTTTCAGTTGAAACATCAATGCCCTGTCTGGCAGCCAGTTGTAATGATGTGGTAAGTTTTTCATACGAAATTCCCACATCATCCGCAACCTGGATCAATCGTGATGTTTCTTCGGCTGACATGCCGGTGGCTCTGGTCATATCGCGCACCTGGCTGGCATAATCTAAAAACACGCCGGCGGTAGCTTCGTAAGCCTGTTTAGCGAGTTCAATTCCTTGTTTTACTAAACTGACAACGGAATTTAATTCCGTGAATGCCATCCCCAAACTTTTAGAAGAATTTTGTGTATTATCGGCCTTATCCGAAAATTCCTGCGTTTTATTACCAGCGGCGTTCATTTCGCTGGTAAATTTGCTACTATCGGCAGTTAGTTTTACGACAAGTTCTTCAAGAGTTGTCATTTTGGTTTTCTTTTATCGATTCCGCCAAAAGTTATATTTAATAATTTAACCGCCGTAACTGTATCCTCAACGGTTTGTTCTGGTTTTTCTTCTACGTATTTCAATTTTGGCAGAAAATCCTCAATTTTATATGGTTTCTGATCTTTCCCGCGATTCACGTTTGCTATCGTGGTCGCTGTAATGGCATGACCCAGCATTTCTTGTTCATAACCAAAAGGTTCAAGTTGTTCAAATGCCATCCATTCCATTAATTCTTTGCTGCTGATCCTACTCAACAATTCAGCGACCGTCATACCCAGCGCCCGCGCAAGGCGGAAATAAAATCGCCTGTCTGGACGCTCTATAAGTTTTTTCTTAGGTTCTCAATATCGCCTTTTGTCAAACCACTTAACTGTTGAGCTTTCTCGTAAATAATAGAAAGCACGTAAGAACTTTTGTTATCAATTGCGATAATATCCTTTTCGGTAAATAAGAGTTTTCCGGTCTCATCGCATATAGTAAGGGCGAGCAATTTTGCACGCATGTATTTATAAGTAACTTTTCGTTTGCCATCCTCTTTAATTTCGATGATAGATTCTTGGAATTCCTCATTAGCAATACCGGATAGTCCTTTTACATAAATATCCCCACCCCATTCAGGGACATTTACTTTTTCTTTCTGGATATCATTCGCTTCAAGAATTTGTTCTCGTGTTAGTGTCATTTATTAACCTTTATCCTCAGTCCATATAACTTTTTTGATGGTTTTTAATATTCTTTTATTGCCATCATTAATATATTTTCGTATTGTGACGGTAACCGCCTCGTTAGGCCCGGAATGCAGATCAATGGTACTCACATCTTTTGGATCTTCCCCAAATGCTCTGCATAATTCACGTCCCCATTCGCTACAGCCAACCACTTTTTTCATATTAACCTCTATGCCGGAGGCGTTACAACGCCAGATGGAGTGATGGTTACCGATGCAGAAAGTTTGCCAGCTACCGGTTCTGATGGATCGAAACCACTTACATATGCTCCGGCATAAGCCCAAATCTGACCACCTGGCAATACAATTGTGAAATCAGTAACTTTTGTCTTTGCCACCATATCCGCAATCAATGCTTTATGTGTTGCATTATCCGGATCATAATTAATATCCAATTTGATTTCGGATGATCGTAGAATGGTTGCTACTTTTTCATCGAATCCACTCGTTGAATCGTGCGCGGTTACATCTTCCATGTCTAATTTAATTCCACCGCCAGAAATGCTATTTACATTTGCGACAGTGGTTGCTCCCCTTTTTAATGCTGTGCCAAACGCTGCTAACCCGCCCATAATTTACCTCTTTCTTTTTTTTAGTAAGTACCTGTTAAAACAGGTACTCCCGTAATATCAAACGCGACCGATGCAGAAAGTTTTCCAGCTACCGGCTCGCTCGGTTCAAAACTGGAAACATAAGCATCGAACGAAAACATTGTATGACCTGCGTCTGGAAGTCTTAACTGGTATGCACCTAATATTTTATTGATCTTCCTGTACAAAATTCCAGTGGACGCATCGTGTGTCGCGTTATCCGGATCATAATTAATATCTAGTTTCATTTGTCCGGTACGAATAATAGTTGGAACACATTCACTGAATCCACCGGTGGAGTCATGAGTTGTGGTATCCTCCATATCTACTTTCATGCTTGGTCCAACAGGTGTGGTTGCGTTTGCAATTTCCGTATACGCAATTCCGGCAACAGTAGCCGTTGAGGTCGTATCATCCGTCATGCCGATAGCATCCACTACCTCAAGTGCCAGATTCATGGCTGCCTCATTGGCTGCTGGCAGTAGTGCGGTTACGATCACGTTCGCTCCGTCTACCGTGGCTACAAAATCAGCTAAAAAATCAGCATTAAGATTTAATGCAGCCACTGTTTTTTGAGCAACTATTGCTGATGTATCTCCCAACAAAACGGCAACATCCACGACCTCTGTTCCACCACCTAAAAGTGCGGACGTCATGGTAGCGTGAATATCTCCGGATGTAGTGATCGCTCCGGTGGGACATACCACGGTTGCAGTGATCACCTGTCTTTGACCGCTCATTAATTTTGTAGAAAAAGCTGCTAAACCGCTCATATAAAATCCTTTCTAGGACAATGCCTCATCGTGCCAGATTATATAATCCTGACTCGAATAATATAATTGTGATTGTGGGTCGTAATCGTCCCGCTCATTTTCAATTAATGAGCATCCTACTTTTACGGTGTTTGGCGATGTACCGATTGTCCCTTTATAACCATCTAATCCAATCCTGATTAATTTTAAAATTGCTTTGACGCTCGCAAATGTTGACGCATAAACGTTAACCTGAAAACGCGGATATGCCAGACCGGAAGCTCCCTGGTGTGAATGCACACGAGGAGATGAAATACGTTGATAAGTGATTGCCGGAAATGTACAGGTTTGTGGAAGCATTAATGGATAGACACGACCAGCAACAAGACTGTTTGTATCAGTACTTAATTTAATTAATAAACCGCTTTCAATATCAATCATTTTATCGCCTTATTAATTTCAATTTTCAAATTTTCTTTCACAGCATCGTTTATTTTGTCGTGATTCTCATCGATTGCCGGCCGTAAATAGGGTCGAGCTGGTTGGTTATAAACACGTCCTAAACTATCGGTTCCAACAAAACCAAATTCCTGGCGAGCAGCATAAACCACATTAGTACCGATTGACGCTTCGGCAATATCGCCAGACGATTTAACATCTTTCACCTGAATAGAATTCAATAAATTTCCAGTATCCACAATATCTTTTTTCTCGATATTTATTTTGGCTTCTGCCTCTACAACATAAGCGCCAGCTTTAACAGACGTTTCCAGCGCTTTTCCTTTGGCTGCATCTGATAATTTTTCCAGTTTTGCCATTAATTCTTTTACGCCGGTGACATGAGTAGTAATAGAGCTCATACCTGCACCCGCCGAACATCAACAATTAATCCGCTTGGCCCGCGCTGTACATTTCCAACTACCTGATAAATTTCTGCGGTGATAGAAACGCCATGCCTTTTTGTAATCTTAATACGATCTTTGGGATCCAAAACCGTGGCAATTGGTAATCTGATGACTGCATCTGTTTTTAAAATAGTTTTATCAGGCAGCATCGTTTCGCGTCCGCCAGTGGGATCAAATCCACAAGTAATCGCAGATGTTGCATCGGGATAGGTTGCAACCGGCTGACCATAACTATCATTCGATGCAGAGTGGGTTTGCAAAATGCACGTGTCCATAAGATAGCTGGATTGACAGGCTTGCATATCGGATAACTCGGTGGCGGTAAATACCTGGCTCATTGTATGTTGCTCGATACCCTTCTATGCGGTTGAGGTTTTGGTGATAGTGTTCTTGCCGCGCGCCGTGATGCAAAATAACGCGATTGTTTCATGTACTGGTCATAAGTCTGCGATCGATGAAAAGTACCACCGTCTGCCGAGAAATCAACCTTATCAGATACGACACTGGCTTTTTCAGCCCAAATATCGGCAGCGGCCTGATTGAGATCATAAGTTGCGATCCAGTCTTCATTGTCAATAAGATCCAGCGCATCCATGTCCGCAACAACCGTAAAATCATGTACGGCATCAGTCGCGGGTATGCGTGGTTCTTCTCCGTTCTCATCGATCAAGGGGTATTTTTCGATGATCGCGGTCAGGATGACATCCGTGTAAATTGTGGTTAATGGCTCGTTAATCATCCGGCGTAAATCAGCAATATTGGTGGCGGTTACCTGGGTTGTCATAAATCTCCATCTTGTGAGAGGGGGGATTTCTCCCCTCTCTCTAATTGAATTTTTATGCCGCAGGATTCACGGAAATACCGAATCCGGTAGCAGGTACAGGTTCCGCGCTGAAGATATTGGTCAATGTATCTGCAACACCAGTGCACCCAACGAATTGAGCATGCCCACGCAGCAGCCAAAGTTTTTACCGGCTTTTCGAGAGAATTACCCGAATAGGTATCAACTCCATTTACCGGATCAAGCACAACGACATTGCTAAAGGGACCGCCAACTTCTGCGGCTACCATAGCCTCTAATGATTTAGGATATAAACCCATTTTATTTATCCTTTCCTTATGCTGTCAGAACTGCGAACGGGTAGGGGGTGGCAGACATAAAGTTGATCTTTGCAGGTAATGCAAAGCCCAATCGAATGGTCATGCGTAAAGCGATCATATCCTGTTGGAACAGGTTTTGGATCACTACACCAGAACCATCGGAGATCACACCTTGGTCGCTCACCATCCAGTTGATGTCCTGGCGCATAGCAAACACAAGTTCGCTAAATTGGCCGGAGATCATCAAGGCGGACGCGCTATTACAAGCACCATTTAATGGATATAGGATCGGAGCGCCATCGAGTTCACCGGTGGCAAATGTAGACTGGAAGTTGGGACCGCTTTTGAAAATCGGTTGACCGTTCGCATCGCGACATCCGCGCAGTTTACCTTTGATGGAAGTGTGCGCGATATGGCCAGTGGTGATAAAACCATCTTCCTCTACCAGTGAAAGCAACCCGCCTTCGTCCATCACTGCTTCATAAAGATCGGTTTTTGCAGCTAGAGAAATTACATGACTTTTGGCAGTTGCTCCACCCAAAATTCCGGTAGCAGAACCGAGATCGGTTTGCCATGAAGAGGGAGCATTGGTTCCGTACATCACGGCCTGGTCAATGGCTTTTCCAGCGGCAGTTTCGATCAGTGGTTTTACCGCATCCCAAATAGGATAGTTGGAATCATCAAATGCGGCTTGGGGAACAGGAACGATCACTGCCAGCTCTTCGGCGGTAATGTTTTTATTCGCCCAAGTTACCTCGGTGGTTTTCTTTTTCTCTACCTCGGTCACAAAATAGGCGGTTGGCAAAGCCGATGTTACTGGCATCGTGCGAACGGAGCGCGGCATATCGCGCAAGCGACGCGCAAGGCGCATACATGCACTTTGCTGAACAATATTATCTAACATTTCATTGGAATATTCCGCAGGCACTAGACCAGCAAGGTCTGCCTTTGAAATATATGCATCATAATCAGTCATTTTTTTAATCCTTTCATTTTTATCTCCCAGCAGCTTTTCTTAAAATAGTATTCATGTCCATAGCGCCAAGAGAATTTTGTGTACCACTACCGGCATGTCCGGTTGGTACAGTTTTTCCAAATAGTTCAGGAGCTGCTTTTTTAATGGCTTCCCAATCTGGATTACTACGTTTATCAAAAAGGTTGTCAGCCATTGCTAACAAATATGCTGCTTTTGGATTCACGCAACCAATCTCTGGTTTATTCGCTTCCTCCACAAAAGCCGCTCGCTTTTCAGCAGCATCCAATTTGACGGTCAGGTCAGTGATTGCCTTCTCGGCATCCGACCCCTTTTCAACTTTTTTCAGCAGTTCCTTGACTTGGTTATTAAGCTCCTTGTTCCCCTCCCTCTCGGAGGTGAGCGCGCTCTTTAATCCGGTCACATGCGTTTCATAAAGTTTCTTTGTTGGCTCATCCCATTTTTCCATCAGTTTTTCAAAAGATTCTGGGACTGCCGGAGCAACCGGTGGAGTAACTCCACCACCGCCCTTATCCGCAGGTTCATCAAAAAAAATATGTAAACGTTCTGTAAGCATCTCGCTTTTTCCTTTTCTTTTGCTTCTCGCAAAATTTAATAAAAAACCACGCTCACAGGATTTCTCCTGAAAGACGTGGCTTTTTTGTCCCATCTTTTGGTTTGCACCCCACCCGAAAGTGTGATGCTGTAAAAGTATTATAGCACTTTTTTTATCTCACTATCATACCATGCACAAAATTGTTTGCATAGAGAATAAATAAGACTTAAAAATGATCGCATTTCATGATTCATTTACTAAATCCTTTAGACTTACAACAGCGGGTGAATCTCCCCAAACATCATTATGAACCGTTGTACGTAAATCAGATAGTGCAAATTTATCATCCTGCCACGCCTCAAAGTATTGCGCTCCCATGATGTTTTCTTGCCGTTCCGGATCAAGTTGCCCAAACCATTCTTTGCCGGTTTCCCACTGAGGATCATCAACTCCACGAATAAGTGGAACACACGCGCATTTTCCGTTCGGATGATCCTCAAATTCACTTTCTAATTCAAATTCTTCACCATCGCTCATTAAACACGCCATACACGCGGTTTCTTTGTGTACCAAACGCATAAATCCCCGCACCACTCCCGATTCCCTATATTCCATTGTACTGGATGTTCTAAACGCGCGTGCTTGTTCTGTGCGGGCAATAGTGGTAATTCTGTTCAATCCGCTTGACATCCCATCAGCCATTAATCGCGCGGTTTGCCTTGGCCCCAAACCTTGTGCCATGCCGTCAATTAAAGCCCTTGTCATACCATCCACTGAATCAGGATAGGCTTTTTTTAGTAACCTATTTAATGGGGTACCATCTCCCAGCATACCCACCATATTTTCTATTGCTCGAACTGGCATGAGATTAAAATATGCATTTGTGCTTACTTTGATTGCGTCTGCTGCACTGTTAATTCCTAATTGTCCCATTTCAATTTGACCCTTCTGAATCAAAGAATTGGCATAAGCATTATAAGTTTTTATTTCTTTTTTCACCTGGTCTAATAATTCTTGATAGCGTACATTACGATTGATAAGTGCTTCGGTGATCGCTTTTCCATCGGTTTTTGCTTGCTCAATTTCTGATGCAAGCAATATCATTTGATCATTTAATTTATTTTCTATTCTTAACCATTGTGCGGCCATATCATACATCTGCGCATCCTGGTGCAACTCAAGTGCGCGCCGGTAGTCCTGGACAACTCTGACAACCTCTGGAATATTAGGATCTGGAGAAACTGGTTTTATAAACATTATTCAATCGGTGGGTTATTTTGTGCTTCTTCGTCCCGCATTTTTTCCAAGATCGCTGCGGCCATTGACGTCTGTTGAGTTTTGGCTTCCAAAATATCTTTATTTAGTTGTTCCAATTTTGATTTGCTCCACCCCTCCTCGCGCAAAGCAGTGACCAGCGGAACACCAGAGTTTACACGCGTCTGTGTAATGTTAGCTTCTGTGACCGGCTGAATTGTTTCCGGCTCGTCAAATAGTGGGATAATATCAGATCGATCAACCGTAACTCCCGCTGCTATCAGCATAAATTCTGCAGCCTCTTTCCAAACTGGTATAAACCGCTCAATTCTTTCGCTGACTTTTTTATTCAGCGGAGATTCCATTGCGATTAATGATTCGCCGGATGGATCGCCTCCTTGGTTGTAAAAATAGTGTTTTGGTGTGGCCGTAATTTTCCCAATGGCCGCGGCTAAATTATCAATCGCATCCAAATAGTTTTTTAGATCTGTTGCGCTGAATTCACCTACTTGAGTCCCTTGTCCTTGTCCATCACCGGCCGGCAAATCCCATACATCGCCTGGTTTTGAGGAAATACGTCCCTCGATTCCTGCACTAGATATAACCCAACGATGTTTAAATGCGCCGAATTCAGCAGCCACCATCATATCGGAAAGTAGTTTATTAGACCCATTTTGCAGGGGTATAACATTTTGCAGATCTGAAATAACACGCCGATTGTTTTTGAAGTGAAAAACAGGAACTATGCCGTAATTATTGTTCGCATTCTCATCTGCTATCTCAAAAGCGTTCCAGGATGAAACGTCTTTAGCTTTTTTGTTGGTTGAGTAATATTCCAGATGATCAGGGTAATACATAGTCAAACAAGCTTTGCCCTCCACATCCTCCCACAGTTTGCCGGCACAAAGTTTTTTACGGGGGTTATTGGGATCATACAGGACGTGCACCATGCGCGGGTCGTTGTAATATGCTTCAACACTTTTGCCATCCTCGGCAGGCCATGCGATCATAAATGATTCTCCGCACACTAGAGAGGTAGTATGGATATCATCCGATTCAATATTTAATTCATTATCAGCCCAAATTTTGTCAATGACAGTTTGAGCCCGCTTATCCTCCAATTTTATACCATGTAGATTAATGCGATCTCGGCAAGAGTCAATTACAATCGAGCACCAGTTTGCAATAAATTGGATATCAACTCCCCTAAATATTTCACGTAATCTTTGCGTTAGATAAACAGTTGGTTGGATACCATCGTAATAATTCATCAGGACGGTATACCGACCTCGTTTTGCTTTGATCGCATCAAAAACTTTTTTTACATCTTGATTTTCTAAATCCATGATAAGCTCCTTGCCTCGCGGGGTTTTGGTTTCTCGGGATAAAATGCCATCACTACCGCATCTCCATCATCCGTTGATCTACCCAAACGCTTTTTAATATCATCTTTACTTTCTATTTGTATTTTACCACCGGAAACTACGCGCCAATGCGGAGCAGTTAAATCACCTGTCAACTTATCATCAGGCGGTAATGAAATTTCATCATTCTGTAAAAGTTCTCTTAAATTCCACCAACCAGCCGCACGGCAATTAATAAATCCAAGTTCACCGCTACGATCTTGTAAAAATGTTCGTTCGGCTGCATTAAAGGCAATCGCATTGACGCCGCTCTCTTTCAATCGGTCAAACACTCCGGCTCCGATACCAATCACGTCAATCATTGCAAATCCATTTTTATAAAGGTTCATAATTCCAGCAATGCGTCCTGTCGTTTCCATTGTATCTGCTTTTGCATATCTCCGCAATTCACTGATCACATTTTCAAAACGTGGAGCCAGTACCGTTTTATCATCGCCACTACGAGCAATATCGCAGCCAACTCCATAAAATTCTTCTTTCTTTTCGCCCTCGTTCCACTCTAGCCAGCGTTGGTTAGATCGCTCGATCCATGCTAGTGGTATAACCCCATCTGTATCACTACTGGCAAATTCACCTAAAACACGATTTTGAAATACTGCAGATTGTTCTCCCCATTGCAACTTACGATCTTCAACCCACTGCGGAGAGATACGCCCAGCTTTGATGCACTCATCTAAAGTAACATGTCTAACTTTCCAGTCCTGATAACCGGCTCTGCGAGAATGGATCTCATAAAAACGCCCAATTGGTTCTCCAGGTGTAGAGTAAGCCAACCAATAGGTATCTCCGGTGGAAAATGCTCCCTCTGCACTATCCCATGTATCAAAAGGTATTTCTTTGCTCTCATCAAACACATAAAGAAGGTTTGCAGCGTGCGCGCCTTCGATCATGGAATTATTATCGGACGCCAAAGCAAATGCTTCTCCGGTTGATAATTTTAGAGATAGATCAAGTAATTCTTGTTTGTTTTTAAATGGTGCTCGTTCTAATTTGTCCCAATCCAACCTACGAACCCATTTATGAATTTCCGGCCATAAATATTTAGATAATTGTCGCCATGCGCTGGCAGTGGTAGGTATTTTCCAGTCCTCACCATCCCTGGTAAGCGCGAACCAAAGTACCTGCCAAGAAATTAGAGCCGTTTTTCCAAGTCCGTGCGGACCGCGAACACAAACACGAGGGTTAGCTGGAAAGTAGCTTAGTATCTCATCCTGATAAAATGCTGGCCGCTGCCCTTCTGGCCATTTGATACAATCGTATACAAACGCCACCGGATCATCACGATATTGAGTTGTAAAGGTTCTACTTTTTAGGTTCCTTTTCTGAATTATCTCCCTCAAATCCGCTTCCGGCCATAGATGTGGCAGCGTTAATGAGGGAGGCAATGTCGAGTTTAATTCCGTCAGTTTCGCTTTGAGCATATTTCACCCATTCCAGTAAATCCTTTTGGGTAGGATGTTCTTTAGCTGTAAATTTGCGAATGATCTTTTTTGCAAGGCGCAAACGTTCCCCCTTATTCGCCATGCCGACCATGAGAGATAAACGATCGACTTCCGTTTGAAATTCAATGTCATTTTTCCAACGATAAATTGTGCGTTCGCTAACACCCGTTTTTGCGGATGTTTCCGCTCCAGTATATCCGTCAGCCAATAATATTGCGACTTCTTGTTTTTTCTTATTCCATGTAAATTCTGCCATTTTTCTGACACCGTTATAATTGCGCCTCTGCTTTTATCGCACTCTGCAATCCAGATTTCAATTCCTTCAAGTAATCGTATTGCTTATTCATAGTATCATATTCTGCCTTAGCCTGAAAATAAGTTTTCGATTTCGCTGCTAATTCCTCTTTCATTTTGACCATCTCAACAACGGTCTGCTCAAGCAGTTTCACTTTTGTATCATAATCGAGAGAGTAAATATTGTCAGTCATTTTTGTTTTCTTTAATCACATTCATTATAACAAAAAAACGACCCATTATTAGGTAGTTTTAGTTAATGGTTTTCAGGATCAGGCTTCCCCGCTCAATAAACTGGGCAATTATTGCGAGGATCTCTTTTAAAATCATTATTTTTTATCATTTCTTTTCTATTAATCAGTTCCCAGTTCTATGGATATTTTCTCTGCATATA